GCCACGCCTTGACGGCGGCGCGATCGCCTTCGGTGCAGCTCGCGGTGATCCGGCACAGCCGTGCCGTGTATGTGCCGCTGGAAAACCTGACGCTGCCGCCATAGCCCTGAAACACGTTCAGCAAGCTTTCGTCGGGCGCACCGTCCAAGCCGACGATCACCGCCTCCAGCACCTTCCCGCTATCTTGGTCCGCGCGCATCACACCCCCTCCGGCAGTTCGGTCTCGAACGGCTCGACGATGAAATCTTCGCCGTCGCTGCCGATCGTGACCCCGGCGATCGTCTTGGCGAGCTGGCGGTTGGCCAGCATCGCTTCCTTGTTCAGCTCTTCCTTGGTGCGAATGAACTGCGCTGCCAGACCCAGCTTCTTGATCGTGGCAAGCACCTCATCGACCTTGCGGATCGTCACTTTCGCGGGCCGCAGCTTCCAGCTGATCTCGCCCGTCGTGAAGCGCGCGAACTTGACCTTGTTGCCCCGCGTGAGCCGGTCGCGATTCACCTCGCAGAACATCTTCAGGCCTTCGGTCTTCGCCTCGATCTCGGCACGCAGCGGCTCGACCAGCGTCCCGTATTTTTCCTGCAGGGCCGCGATTTCGTCATTCAGATCCGCTTCGGCGCGGGCAATCTTCCGGTTCAGATCGCCGATCTCGCGAATGGCGCTGCGCGCCTCGCTGTCGTCTTGCGGGATCGGCAAAGCGCTCGCCTTGGTCTTGGTCTTCTTGGACCTGTTAGACACCGTCATTTCCTTTCGTCGGGTTGATGGGGCAGGCCCGGCAGGCGCCCCAGTGCTTCAGCTTTTCGGGGTTCGAGGTGGACATCGGCGCGGTGGCGAAGGCCCGGCAGTCGTCGGCCGAGATGCCGCGGCGCAGGTGCGGGCACATCATCTGGGAGCGGTAGAGCTGCATCACGGCCGCGCCATGCTTGCGCGTCACCAGATCGAGGCTCTTGGCCGGATAGGTGCCGTTGATCAGCATCGAGACGGAGGGCCGCTTCATGCCAACTTCGCGCGCGATCTGCGCGATCGGCTTGCCCTTGGCCGCTTCGGCCTTCAGCAGCTCGATCCATTCCGGGTTCGGCAGCGAGATCAGCGACACGGGATATCCTCCCCGGTGTTGAAATCGTGCACGATGCCCAGTTTCGAACGATGCAGCGGCGCCCGGGGTCCGGTGTTGCGATCCAGGCGAAACCGCTTCAGCCCATTCGACCCGGGCTTCGTGCCCTTCCGACGCCCGGGCAGCTCCGACACATACCCGGAGGATTTCAGGACGCGGATATAGCTCCCGGCGTTGGTCATCGCGTCGCGCTCGCCATCGACGGCATCGCAGACCACATCCGAGATCGTGAAGGTCCCGCGCAGCCGCATCGAGCGCCAGACGCGATCGCGAAACCCGTTCGTTTCGGGGCGCGACAGCACATTGCTAGAGGCATCGACCGGGCCGCTGGTGATGACCTTGCCATCGGCAATGGCCTGTAACCCGCGGAAGGTGATCTTGTAGATCCCGGGCCGATCGCGGGAGATATAACCGCGATCGACCAGCGACGCCGCCGCTTTCGACACCCGCTTCGGGGACACCTCCAGCGCAAGGGCGATCTGGATCGTCGGTGCCGTCAGCGGAAGCGCAAGGTGCTGCAGCACCTTCATCTGCAGCTCTCCGGGGCCAAAGCTCGCCATCACGCCGCCACCGTCACGATGATTTCCTTGCCGTTCGTGCGGTCGGTCATGATCGGCTGACCGGCCATGTCGGCCAGCGTCACACCGTCATCGTCGATCTCGGCGCGCAGGCCGAACCGTTCGATATGCGCGATCGCGTCCAGGATTTCCCGGTTGAAGCCCTTCGAGGCCCGCCAGACATACTGGATCAGCTCCTCGGCGACCGGCACCTCGCACCGCTCGCGAATGATGGCCCGGGCGTCGTCGATCGTGGCGGGGGTGAACGCGACCTTGTTCGGTGCCCGGCTCTCGATCTGCGGAAAGCGGCGCAGGTTGTCGCGCAGCGTTCCCATGCCGACAAGGATCGTCGGCAAGAACTTCAGGTCGGAAATACCGCGGATCGCCTCCATGATCTCGCCGCGCGACGACACCAGGTCGCATTCGTCGATCACGATGCCGAAGGTCCGATCCCGCAGCGCCGCCCGATCGGCCCGGTCTTGAAGCTCGCTCAGGACACGCGCGAACCGATCCCGCTTGCCGCGGATGCTCTTCGGGTCTACCGACAGTTCGGCCAGAAGCTCCTGGATGAACCAGCCGTAATCCCAGCCCTTCTGCGCCCGCAGATAGACGCTGCCAGTCTGGGTGACCCAGCGATTGAGCGTCGTGGTCTTGCCAAGGCCCGGCTTGCCATCGACAACGACCATGCAGGCCTCTTCGGCGCCGCGTTCGTTGAGCTTCTTAAGCGAGGCGTAGAATTCGCGGACGTTGCTCGTCTCGACAAAAACGTTTCTCATGTTATGCTCCCTCATCTTCCCAGTGAAGTTCGTCAGGCAACGGCGCGGAGGAGGTTTCGCAGCGCCTCCAAGTCGATGCCTGACATTCGAAACAGCTCCCGCGCGGTCGAGCTGTTCAGGCAGCCCCGCAAAACGGCGATCTGGTTAGGTTTCAGTTCTTCCGGATGCTCCAGCGCCCAGGCGGCGAGCGCCTCGTCCGAAGCGAAGGTCCGACGCTTCGCAGCGGGTGCCGATGCAGCTTCGACGGGCGCAATGCTGACGGTGCTCGGCGCGGTGATCGTCACCATCTCGGCCGCAGGCGCATCGAACATTCCTGCGGGGATGTTCTGAGCCCGCAGATCGACCAGCTGCTGCCCCGCGCGCTCGGCTTCAACGGCCGCGACCTTGCGTTCCAGCCGCTTCAGCTGACCCTTGGCGCGGTTTTCGATGGCCTGCTGCTCATAGCTGACCGGGAAATAGCGCTCGGCATTCGCCATGAAGCGGGCAACGCAGATCAGTTTGCCGGGCTGCCCGGTTTCCTTGTCGAACTCGCGCACCCAGACCCGATCGGCCTGGTGATAGTCGTAACCGACCATCACCTTCGTCTCGTGATAGGGGGCAAGCGCGTGATCGAAATACTGGTTGGTGTTCCACAGCACCTCGCCGCGCCGTGTGGTACGGATCTCGTAGGGGCGGAAAAGATCGTCGGCCTCGGCCGGATCGACCGTCACGGGCTCGAAACCGCGCACCACATGGGCCTCCCAGCACTCGTTGGGCGACATGTGGCGCAGCTTGCCCGTCTCCGGGTCGCGGATCTGCGGCAGGCTGCTGTGCGGCTTGGCGTTGTATTCGGCGACCATGTCCTCGCACAGCTTCACGAACTCCGCCCAGGTCGGCAGGTTGCGCGACCGGCCGTATTCGCGGATCTCGCGACGGGTCAGCTTGTGGATCTTGTCGCCAGCCTCCTTGTCCATGTCGGTGCCGATGTAGGTCGGCAGGCGCTTGGCAAGCCGGTCCCAGATCGTGTGCTGAATGCGCTCGATGCGCCCCTTTGCCTGCGACCCATAGGGCGCGGCATGGGCCTTCGTGATGCCCAGCCGCCCCATCAGGCCGGACACGTCAGCATCCATCGCCTCGTTGCGATAGCCGGGGCCGCGGTCCACATAGAAGATCGCGCAGATCCCGTGCGAGACGCAGGACCGCCGCAGCGCCTCGGCCACGGACTTCTGATTTTCCGACCGGCCAAGCGAAATGCCAACCACCTTGCGCGTCACCAGATCCATGACCGTGGTGATTTCGGGCCGGATCGCATTGTGGCTGACCGGGTCCTCGATCTCGGCGTCGAAGGTCTTGCCGTCGGCGGTGTAAACCGTGGTCGGCCACATGTCGTCGGTGGTGCGGGTGACATAGGGCAGGCGCGAGCGCAGTGTCAGCATGCCTTCGCGGCCGACGTGCTTCTCGATGTTGTTCATCCGCACCCGCAGGATGTATTCGACCTGCGACAGCGTCAGCGTCATCAGCTGCACACCGTCTTTCGCCGCGGCTTCCTTGAGATATTCGCGATAGGCATCGGCGATCGACGGCTTGCTGGGCATAGCATAGTGCCGAAGGAAGTCCGCGAAGGCGGGCGGGATCGGCATTTCCTCTTTCGTCGCCGCAGGGGCCAGCGCCACGACGCCCTTTTCGTCGCGAGTCTTGAACCAGTCATAGATCGCGCTGCGACCGACAGAGGGCTTGCCGCGGCGGTCATTCGCCACCACGATCCGCTCCGGGTCAATCATGAACCCGGTCTTCAGAAGCAGCGGCCGCGCCAGGCTGGCGATCTCGCGATCCGTCAGGATTTCCCCGCAATCCCGCCGCGCCTCGATTTCCTGACGCACGACCATCGCGGCCTGTGCGTTCAGGAACTGCGCCACGCCCCAGGCACGGCCCATCCCCTGCGAAATCGCATAGCCCTCGATCGCCTTCAGGATCTCGGCACGGGCTTCCATCACATTGCGGGCGCGGGCGGGCAGCGTGCTGGCCTTCAGCGCCGCGATCCGGCGATCATCCGCCGAGTGCTCGGCCTCCAGACGGGCTTTGAGGCCAGCAGTGATCAGACTGCCCTCATAGGCCAGCCGCAGCGGCTCCGGCATCAGGCTGATGTGGTACTCCATCCCGCCGCCGCCGACCTTTCCGGGGCGCTTGCGGGCCAGATTTTTTCCAAGCTCATTCCATCCATTGCGCGCGGCATAATCTCTGGCGCCGCGCTCGGCTTGCGGAAAGCACGTCAGTCCGCGCGCTTTGGAGATCTCAGCCAGCTCGCGTGCCGTGAAGAAGGTCTGAGGTGCGGAAGTCGTCACAAGGTCTTTCAACGGTTCACCCTCCGACGAGCGGCCAGAGCCGCCCGGCGTGCCTGCATTTCTTCGATGTGTTCTTCGAGAAGCCGCTCTTCGATCAGAGCGGCATATTCATCCTCGATCACCGTCAGGCCGAACTCACCCGGCACGAAGCCAAGCAGGTCACGCGCCCCGGTGACCTTGACGAGCGCGATGAAGGCATCGAGCGGGATGCGGTGCTCCTCAGACCCTTCGGAACACCACTTGTTGAGGATTGCCTCTGACACCGGACGGCCAAGGAACTCAGCCATGTCGCGCGCGATTTGCGCTCTCGACTGACCACTATCGCGCGCGTCGCGCAGCGCATGGGCAATGATCCGCGCAATCTTGCTGTCCAGCCGCCCGCGCCCGATGACGTCGGCGCTGTAACCGACGGCAACCTTCTTCGGCTGCCATTCGAACAGGTCTTTCGTCAGGGGATCACGGTGACGGGGGGGCATGTCAGATCTTCCCCTGCCGACGCAGGGAGGCGATCACGCGCCCCTCATGGGCCAAGACCACCCGATCAAGCGTGTGATCGTCCAGCGCCTCGATCGCGCGATGCACCGCCTGGTAGCGCTTTTCGACCTCGCTCGGGCGCGATCCGGCCTCGATCAGCACCAGCGCATCTGCCACGCTGGCCGCGATCGGCGGATCGCTCAGCAACATGTCCATGATCCGCTCTTGTCGGGCCGGGCTTTGCTCGGACAGCGCCTTGATTTCCGACTGGTTCGAGGCGGTCTTGGTGCCCACCAGACGGCGGCGGCTGTCAGGCGTCAGGCCGGTCCAGATCTTGACGGCGATGTTGATCGCGCGCTTCGACATGCCGATTTTTTCGGCCACTTCCGTAGCAAAACCGAAGATTTGCACCTTCTCATCACCGGTGGGAAAAGTTTTCCCACCGCCGTTTGCGAAGTCAGGGTGCATCCGATCCCAGACCACCTTCAGCTCGTACAGGTGCTGCGCCCGGTCCAGCGCCGTCAGCTCGTTGCGGCCGAGGTTCTCCAGAACCTCATCCATCCGCGCTTCGTCGGTCGAGCGCTCGGAAAGCACCCGCGCCGGGATCGCCGCGCGCCCCAGCAGCTCGAAGGCGCGCAGCCGGTGCAGACCGGCGATCAGCACATAGATCGGATGGTCATCGGTGCTCGCAAAATGCGGCTTCACGGTGATCGGGTGCATCAACCCCTGCACCTCGATCAGCCCGGCCAGCGCCGCAGCGCCGTCCGCATCGAACGACCGCGCCCGATCCTCCGGAACACGGATCGCATCCAGCGCGATGTCAGTGAAAACTTCGGTCGTCATGCCTGTATCCATCTGAGTTTCTCAGCACACGGCGGCTGCGCGCCGCTTCGTGCGTGCCATGCCTGCAGCCAGTTGCAGCTGCAGGCCGATGTCTTTGGTTTCCGGCTTGGACGCCGCCTCGGCGGCGATCGCATCGACGGCGCTGACGAGCCGAAGATGCATCGCCACCAGGTCGGCGACCTCATGGGCATTCATCGCCACGATCCCGACCATCACCGCCCCCGGCCTTTCGGCAGCTGCGGGCGCACCTCGTCTCTCAGCGCGCCGCCAGCCCCGCGGCACCGGTCGCACAGCCGGTTGTGAAACCCCAGCGACAGGAACGGCTTGCGGCAGCACATGCACGAACGGCTTTGCGGCCGTTTCTTTTCGGGGATGGTCTCGAAGTGGCCCTCAAGCCAAGCTTCGGCCTTCTTCCGGCTGTCAAACTTCGGGGCCTTGCCGCCGACACCGGCGACAGAAAACCCCGCCGAGGTGCTCACGATATGCGGACGATGCTGGGTCATTGCTGCACCACCACCGCATAGATGCCCAACCCCCACAGCGCCGTCCCGATCGGCAGGGCCACGATGACGATCAGCACCGTCAGCAGCTGCAGGAGGTCATCCAGACGCTTGCGGCGCGTCATCACGGCGCCACCCCGGCGATGCCGCCGAGCCCCCCGGCCAGAAAGCACCCGACCCAGATCGTCAGGACGATAGACGCCGCGCCGATCACGTCCTCGATCATCTCGACAAGCCCGAAGCGATCCTCACCGCCCATGACCGGCCTCCGTCACCAGCGCCACCGGCATCGCAACGCTCACCGGATGCGTCATCATCGACGCCACCGCCGCCCGCAGCAGCAGATCTTCACTGACCGCCGCGCGGCCATCCTGCTCATGCGCTTCCGCCACCAGGAACGACTGGATCTCGCGCAGCGCCTGGGCCAACCGCGACCGCGTCCACTGGTCGGGCGGCAAGCCACCCGACAGAACGGCGATCGCCTCGCCAAGATCACCGGCCGCACGCCGAAAACCGGCCGCGGACCCGTCAAGAACGGGCGTGGGTTTGGACGAAATCGGGCTCATGCTGCGACTCCCTTGTCAGGATCGAGACCCGCTTTTTTCCTTGCGATCCGGGCTTCATTCTCGGCAGAAAGAAGCGAGGATTTCCGCATGGGATAACGAGTCGGGAAAAGCTCCGCGGGCGGCACGCCAAGAAAATCGGCGAGGACCTTCTCGGCAGAGCGGACGGGGCGGCTCCAAACGGACCGCATCTGACTCGGGTTCATGTCGTTGAGGATGGCAAGGCCCGTCAGGGTCATGCCTTTCTCCTCAAGGGCGCACTTGATCTGGGCTTTCGTCCAGATTTTGCTCATCTGGGACCTCCTGGGGAAAGTCGATGTTGGCGCATCGGCTTTTTTCGGTTTCGTTCGTTGCAATCGTCTGCGGCTCACGCCGCCGACACAGGTAAGGGATAACAGCGCTTCTCTGTTTAGTAAACAGAGAAAGTGAACTTATAGATGGGTAGAAAACCAGTATCAAAAACAGAGTTTTCCCAGAGACTTACGGCGGTCCGTGAGGCGTTAGGGCACGAAAGCAGGAAAGCATTCGCAGGTGTTCTTGGGATGAACCCAGAGACATTGGGGGGCTACGAGAGGGGAGACACCTCCCCTGACATGCAGTTCCTTGCTCGCTATAAACAGGATTTCGCTGTTAATCTGGATTGGCTTATCACCGGTGATGGAGAGATGTTTCAGTCTTCAGCAGGGAGCTCCCAAGGGCTCCCCGCGCCGATCATGGATTTCAGCCAACCGGATTTCGTCAGATTGCCCGTTTACAACGATGTGCACGCCTCGGCCGGGTCGGGCATGGTGCCCGCCTCAGAAC